CATGCTCCTCAGTCAGAACTTCATCCATTGCGCCCAAGGAGTCCATATGGTGTTTCTAAGGCTAGTGCTAGGCACTTAGTAAAGGTTTGGAGGGAGTCTTATAGGCTTTTCGCTATTCAAGGCTGGCTTTTCAATCATGAAGGCACTCGTCGAGGTGAAGAGTTTGTGACGCGCAAGATTACCAAAAATGTAGCTCGTATTCAAAAAGAATACCCTAGCGGTGATTTCAAACCTCTTGAGTTAGGGAACGTGGACGCAAAGCGAGATTGGAGTGATGCAGAAGACTTTGTGCATGGTGTTTGGCTGATGCTTAATCAAAAAGAGCCAAAAGAATATGTCTTATCTTCAGACGAAACGCACTCCATTAGAGAATTTGTTGAGGAGGCTTTCAACTTTGCAGGATTTGCTAAAGAACAGTGTCGGTGGGAGGGTTATAGTGTTAACGAGAAGTATTACCACGAAGATAAGGTATTAGTACAGATTAACCCAGCTTTTTATCGTCCTGCTGAAGTAGATTTACTTTTAGGTTCTTCTGATTCGGCTAGGAAGGAACTGGGATGGTCTCCGAAAACAGATTTTTTGGGTTTGGTTAGAAAAATGGTTGCAAACGATATTGAGTCATATTAGGATGCTCTTATGCCAAGAGGTAAAAAAGAGTGTCCCAAATGTTCTGCCTTATGTTCTTCTCGTTCTCTAGTCTGTGAATGTGGATTCGCTTTTAAAAATCAAAAAAAAACACCCAAAAGCCCTACTTATTTTAAAGAGAGGCAACAGTTTATAAGGAAGATGCTGAATGACCAGCCTTCTATTAACTACAAATTGGATATGATCGCAGCTACAAAGCTGTTCAAGCGGTTCAAAAATGACGTTGACTTTTTGCTAAAGGTCAAAGCTCCCTTTAAGTTTGATCGTTCAATAAAGTACTTCTTATCTAAGGAGGGTTTAGACTATTTAGACAAAAAGCACAAGGAATTTCACTATAAGCCAAAAAACTCCGAAAAAATGGTTGACCAAAAGATCAAATCAGGAGAGGATATGTTGATCGAAAAAAGAAAAACCCTGAGAGATTTTTTAGATGAGTAAGAAAAGTGTAAAAGAAAAAGTTGGTACTTCGGAATTTATGTCGAAGTTTTTTAAGAGCAATAAAGATTTTCATTATAACTTTGAAGAAACAGCAAAGCCTTATTTAGTTTCAACTGGCTCTCTAATTCTAGACCAGTTTGTCGGTGGTGGGCTTGGTGCTGGACTACAGCGTTTTATTGGCTGCAACGAGGGAGGTAAAACGAACGAAGCCCTTCATGTTATGAAGAACATGCTAGAGACTGTAGAAGACACAAAGGGTCTCTATATTAAAGCAGAAGGTCGTTTATCAGAAGATATCCAGAAACGTTCTGGTTTAAAATTTGTAAGTGATCCAGACGATTGGGAGTTAGGAACTTGTCTTGTCTGGGAGTGTAACATTTATGATACAGTTTTCGATGGCCTTAGAGAATTACTAAGGAATAATCCAGACAAAGAAAGATTTTGCATTGTCATCGACAGTATGGATGGCTTGCTCCCTAAATCTGATTTAGAGAAGACCACTAGTGATGCAGCAAAAGTTGCAGCAGGTGCTGCTCTAACTTCTGATTTTTTGAAGCGAGTTAGTCTTGGTATGGGTAAGTTTGGTCATATGTGCATTATGATCTCTCAGGTTCGGTCAACTATCAAAACGAGTCAGTATGCTGCTAGTGATCCAAACAACCAAACTAATTCTAGCGGTGGCAATGCAGCTCTTCACTATCCAGATTGGATCATAAACTTTGAAAAAAGAAATCAATCTGATCTAATTTTACAAGATCAAAAAGCAAGGCCAAGTCCAGAGAATTCTATTATAGGTCATTACGCTAAAGTTCATATTCAAAAGTCCACGAACGAAAGTACTGGAATGCGTATCCGATATCCAATTAAGCATGGTCGATTAGACGGAAAATCTATTTGGATTGAGCGTGAGATTATCGAAATGCTTCTAATGTGGAACTTCATTGAAAAGTCTGGTTCTTGGTTCAAGATTGATGACGAGCTTATCAAGTATCTTGGTGATAGGGGGATCGAAGTTCAAGAGAAGTATCAAGGAATGAAATCTCTCTATGACCTTTTGGAGAACAATGAAGAAATCACCAAAGGGATGCACTTGTTCATTGCTGAGAATATTTTTGTATGATTTTTTTGACGACAACTGGTCGTGAACAGAAGCTAAAAAACTCTTCCAAATATTTAATTAACTGGGACAAGAAATGTCGTAGTAAAATCCAAAAAAGAGTAAAAGACCTTTTATACTCACACTGGATCTCTGATATAGTTTTTGAAGAGCTTCCTGTTCTTGGGACTAGAATGACTATAGACTTTTATAATGCAAACAAAAAACTTGCAATAGAGGTTGATGGCAATCAGCATTACAAATATAATAAATTTTTTCATTCTAACTCTAGGCAGAATTTCTTGTCGCAATTGCAGAGAGATGAAAAGAAGGAGTATTTTTGTGAAATTAACAAAATTAGACTTGTAAGAATACTGGAGAAGGATACTCTCAATGAAGATCTACTAAACAAGTTGGACGTAATATGAGCCTTTTTGATAAAACAGAAAATACTTTACCTCAAAGTATTCTTACTAAATTGTTCGACTGCACTGGTTCTCCAAGTGGGGGGAACAAGGGCTTCTTTTTATTTTACATAAATGAATCAGGTCATCCTACTTTCGCCACTAAAACAGACAACGCTTGTGTTGATATGGCTCTAACTAAGTTGGTTGAAATATCTCAAGAGAAGGAGGTGGGAGAATGATAGCTAGCTTAGACTTAGAGAAGACCGTTTTAAAAGGTCTTCTCCAGCACCCTCACAAGTGGGCTGAAGTTTCAGTCTTCCTAAATGAAAAAGATTTCTTTAGTGATGATTCTGTTGTAAATCTTTCTATCTTCAAGCTCATTCGAAATGCTTTGGATAATGCGGAGACTATAGATGATACTATACTTATACCAAGATTGGATCAGCTGAAGGTTAGCTTCCCAGATAGTATTGATCTTCCAGAATATATACGCTCTTTGGTTTATCACAAGATAACTGAAGAAATCTTTATCTCTTCGGTGAGAGAATTAAAGAAGTTCTCTGCTCGTAGAGAAATTTATTTCGCTGCAAAAAACGTAGCTGCTTATGTCAAGAAGGTAGATCCAAATCTCAAGTATTCAGAGATTATCGACAAGTCTGACGAGATCTATAACAAGAATATCAAGGAGTTTGAATTTAATGATGACGGTCCAATCAATCTATTTGATATTATGGAAGAGTTGGTCGAAGATAGAGGCAATAATCCTATCGAAGAAACGGGTTTAATGGGACCACACCAACGCATCAATGATGTTTACGGGTCTCTTCTTTTAGAAGGTAACATTTCTGTCATTGTTGCTCGCTCTGGCGTTGGTAAAACTCAATTTTGTATGGATTATACAACTAGAACTGGTGCTAAATATGATATCCCTATTCTTCACTTCGACAATGGAGAGATGAGCGAAGAAGAGTTAACTCTTCGTCAGTGTTCTGCGATGACAGGTATACCAATTTATCTTTTACAAAGTGGTAAGTGGAGAACATCTAGTTATAAAGACTGGACTGTAGAACAGGTCGTAGAAAAAGTTCGCAATGCTTGGGATCAGATTAAGTCAGGTAAGATGAAATTCTATTACCAAAATGTCGCTGGGATGTCTGCTGAAGAAATGTGTTCTTACTTGAAAAGATTCTATTACTCTAAAGTAGGCAGGGGTAATAGGATGATCTTTAGCTTTGATTACATCAAAACAGATTTTAATAATCTGGGTAAAAATGATGGTTGGCAACAAGTCGCTTCAATGGTCCATTTGTTTAAACAAACGATTCATAGGGATTTATGTTTTGATGGTAAGCCTTGTGTTTCAATGATGACCTCTGTCCAAGCAAATAGGCTTGGTATAACGGGTAATAGGGGAGCAGATTCGATAGTCGATGATGAAAGTGTGGTTTCTCTTTCAGATGGGATCACTCAGTTTTGTTCTCACTTGTTTTTATTGAGGAGAAAGATACCAGATGAAATTCATGAAGATGGAGATCGTTTCGGCACTCACAAGTTAGTCAATCTAAAAGCTAGGCACTTGGGTAAAGATGCTCTTCGTGCAATCAATCCTGTAGAAATGCCAGATGGATCTAATCGGAAGAATTTCATAAACTTGAATATTGAAAACTTTAGGGTTGATGAAAGGGGTGATCTTCAAGATATTGTAAACTCTGCTAATAATATGGATGTTTCTTTAGAGACTAATCAAGAGAATGACGATATTCCAATGGTCCTTTCGCAATGACTGATTACAGATCCATTTTAGAGGACTTAGGTTATAAACTAAAAGATCACGGTTCTTATTGGAGAACTAGTGCAGTTTACAGGTCTGGTAATAACACTACAGCCCTACAAATTTATAAAGACACTGGGGTCTGGAAAGATTATGTGGAGGATTCTATGTTTCTTCCGTTTGAGGCGTTACTTCAAAAAACTCTCAATACAAACGACAAGAATATTTTAAATTCTTATTTAAAGACGGATAGTGTAAATATATATGAACGCGCTAGAAAAAAGCATCTTTTGAGTGAGGAAAAAACATACCCAGACACTTGTTTGAATAGACTGCTACCTCATTATGATTTTTATTTTAATAGGGGGATCTCAGAAGATACTCTTAAAAAATTTAAATGCGGATTAGCTATGTCTGGTAAAATGTACCAGAGAGTTATATTTCCTATTATGCGCTCTGATGGCAAGATACACGGGTTTTCAGGTCGTAAGGTAACAGATGACCCTAGACCTAAATGGCTACATAATGGGAGGTGTTCTGATTGGTTTTATCCTTATTATAGTATAAATGATGTCTCTGCTGCTATTGAGGAGCATCGTTGTGTATATGTGGTAGAATCTATTGGAGATTGTATCTCTTTGTTTGATGCTGGTATTAAGAACGTGCTTGTCTCTTTCGGCTTGAATATTTCACCAAAGTTTATTTCTAAACTTCATAGTTTGCCTTTAGATAAAATTATTGTTGCGTTTAATAATGATTTCAATTCAGGTTCGAACAGGGGATTTGAAGGTTCGATAAAGTCTATATTTAAACTCTGTGATCAAATTGATTTTGACAAAGTATTCTTTTCTCCTCCTCCAGAGAATGACTTTGGGGACATGAGTGAGAAGCAAATACATAAATATGTTGAATATTGTGGATCAATTCAGCATAATGAATCAATGGCTAACGTTATTGATTTCGCTAAAGAGATGAACAAGCGAGGAGTCAACAAAACTTTCTCTAGTAATTTGAGGAAGTTTGAAAAGAAATTTGACTTCCATTATGGCGAAATCTGAAAACAAACCTTTATCGGCATCTCGCATCAAAACGATGCAAACTTGCACTTGGCAATACTGGGCTAAATATCACTTACGTTTACCAGACAAGTCTAATCACGGCTCTCTTCGTGGAACTATTTGTCATGCAGTGTTTGAGAACTTAGGCAATCCTCGTCATCGAAAGCATTATAGGTCAATAATTAAAGCTCAAGACATAAACGTTAGCCCTCCCATTAAACGAATGGTAGAAGCTTATGCAAAAAAGTATGAGATTGATGATTTTGAGAATATGGACCTCATCAATAAAATGACTGTTGAGGGTTTAAATTTTGATTTCTTTGGTGATACTGATGGCAAACCAACTGAATCTATCTCTGAGAAAGATTTCGATATATCTGTAGAAGATGGGGATAAAAACTATAGAATTTTAGGTTTTATCGACAAACTTTTTTTATTCAAGAGAAAAAAGACTGCTATCATTAGAGACTTCAAAACTTCTAAAAGCATTTTTGAGGGGAAAGAGTATTCTGACAACATGCAAGACTACATGTATTGTCTTGCTGTGAAATACTTGTATCCAGATTACCTGAAACGTAAGATGGAATTTTTATTCTTAAAATTTGACCTTGAAGGCGAAGGTTGTTTAGAAATGGAGCCACTGGACGATTTAGATTTAGAGGGTTTCGAATATTTCTTAACTGATGTACAAAAAGTTATAAATAACTTTAACGAAAAAACAGCAGTAGGTGGACTTGCTTGGGATAAAGGATACCCAGCAAAAGAAGATGGGTTTGCAGGGAAGATTGTTTGCGGTAGGGCAACTTATGTTGGTCAATTAAAAAAGAATGGAGACTTAATGTGGCATTGTCCTTTTAAGTTCCCATTCGATTATTATCACCTACTTGGTGAAAACGATAAGTTCATCAAGTCCTCTTATGTTAAAGAAGATTTACAATCCATTCTTGACGAAGGAGTGGGGACTCATATTGAAAGCAAGAAATATTCAGGATGCCCTGCTTTTTCCTTTGACAAGTCTACAGATCTTATTTAGGATCTAGTCATGGTTCCTCTTTTCAAGAGTCAATTCAGTATAGGAAAGTCTATTCTTACTTCAGAGAAGATATTAGACATAGCTCAAACCAACGAATTAGAAAGGGTTATTCTGTTAGAGGATACTTTCTATGGGTTTAGAGTATTTAATAAGCTCTTCCAAGACGAAGGAATTCCATTTGTTTTCGGATTAAGGATATCTGTTGTTAACACAGAGGGGGATTACAGTGAAAAACCTAGTAAGCTAGCTCTTTTCGCCAAAAATAACGAAGGGATACGGGATTTAAAAAGGATGTTTTCTAATGCATCTTTAGATGATAGAAATTCTTTGATTTTGTCTAACTATGACGAAAGTGATTTCAAGAATATAAAAGTTTGTGTCCCATTTTACGACTCTTATATTTTTAATAATTTGTTTCATTTTGGTTTATCTCACATAGATATTAAGCACTTAGATCCAGTTTACTTTATTGAAGACAATAATCATCCTTTTGACTTCCAAATTAAGTCTATTATTGATAGTCTTGGGGTGAAGACTCAAGCTGTTAAAACTATTCTTCATCGTGACAAAGATGATTTTGCTGCTTTACAAATGTACAAAGCAGCTTGTAATAGATCTGGGGGTAAATCTCCAACTTTCCAAAACCCAAACTTAAATCACTTCTGTTCAGACGAGTTCTGTTGGGAGTCTTATAAAGATGCTACCACATAATCAAAAATATTTAGTCTTCGACACGGAGACTGAGGGTCTTAACCTACATTCTTCTCGCACTTGGCAGGTTTCATGGTTGATTTGCGAAGGCAATAGAGTTATCAAGGAGAACGATAGATATATTAGTCACAAGGATCTACAAATTAATAAAAAGGTAGAGCATTTGACTGGTTTTAGTTGGGATAAGTATAACGAGAGAAAGGAGCCTTTGAAGAAGGTTTGGGCTGATTTTAAAGTTGATTTGTTTAATCCAGAATATAAAGTTGTTGGACAAAATTTATTGGGCTTTGATGTCTATATGGTGGCTGGCATGCAAAGGTTATTGGGGGAAACTCCTGATTATTCTTATCTTAATCGGATCTATGATACTAGAGCTTTCGGCAAGGCGTATAGAGAGGATTTAAAAAAGCCAAACAAAGACTTACTTAGTTGGCAGTATAAAATAATTCATGACCGATCTCTAAAGGCTAGAGTCTCTCAAAATCAGTTACTAAAATTTTTTGGGATAGAGTTCGAAGAAGATAGACTGCATGATGCGCTTTATGATAACAAGATGTGCTTTAAGGTTTTTTCTGCACTTAGGAAAGAAATGAATTTATGATGTTTGAAAGTTTTTCTGTTTATGATGATTGCGAGCCTATCGGTGTTGAATTACCGAAGACTTCTGTCAGCGAATCTGTATTGAGTAGTATTGGTCTAGATAAAGAAAGCTCTACTAAAGAAATTATGTATGAGCTTACCCGTAAAGGTTTGCGGGATAAGGGTATCACTAAGTATGATAACAAAAAACAATATTTTGATCGTGCAAAACAAGAACTAGAAACTTTTGAAGAGCTTGGTTTTACAGATTATATTTTATTGAATTGGGATGTTCTAAACTTTTGCCATGAGAATGAAATTCCTACTGGAGCAGGTCGCGGTTCTGCTGCTGGGTCTTTAGTTTTGTATTTGCTTGGGGTGACTAATATTGACCCCATCCCTCACAACTTGTTCTTTGAGCGTTTTGTTTCGAAGAGTCGTGCTAAGAAAGTTTACGATAAGCGCAATAAAGAGTTCCTTGTTGGTAGTCTCCTTCCTGATGTTGATTCGGATATTAGTTATGAGCAAAGACAAAGGGTCATCCAATACATTGAGCAAAAACATGAGGGAAGGACAGCGAAGATTTTAACCTTTAATACTTTCAGTTCTAAGCTCTGTATTAGAGAGGCTACAAAATATTTTGATGAAGCAAAGGAAGATCAGGCTAATGTAGTTAGCGACATGATTCCAAAACTGCATGGTAAAGTTTCATCTCTAGAAAACGCAAGGCAGGAAAATGAAAAGTTTGATGCTTGGGCGAAAAAGCACAATAGAACTTTTGTTAATGCAAAGCGGATTGAGAATCTTATTAAAAATACAGGAGTTCATCCATCTGGCATCGCCATTTGTTCTCAATCAATCGGAGATGTCGTACCTCTTCAAAAGACTAAAGACGGAGACTTGGTTACAGGCTACAACATGCACGATGTTGCTGACCTTATGGTTAAGTTTGACATCCTTGGTCTTAGAACGTTAACAATTGCTCACAGGACTTGTGACAAGATAGGTATTAACATAGAGGATATAGATCCTAATGACCCATTTATATATGAAAAACTCCAAACCTATAATCACCCAGAAGGTCTCTTCCAGATCTCTGCGGATACAAACTTTAGGGTTTGCCAAGACGTTAAGCCAGACAATTTAAATGAACTTTCTGACGTTGTAGCTCTCGCTAGGCCGGGTGCTTTGCAATTTGTTGATGAATATGTTCGTCAAAAACAATCTCCTCTATCAAGTAATCTCCACGAAGATTTAGACGAAATCCTTTCTTGGTCTAAGAATGTTATTTTGTATCAAGAGCAGTTGATGCAAATCGCCAATAAGGTTTTTGGCCTAAGCTTAGAAGAAGCGGAAACTCTTCGTCGGATTGTTGGTAAGAAAAAAGTAGAGGAGATGCCGAAGTGGAAGGATAGAATTTATGATGCTGCAAAATCTTTAGGGTTAGATGATCAGATCAGTGATTTCTATTGGACTGCGTTACAAGCTTCCGCTGATTACTCATTTAACAAGTCACATAGTTTCGCTTATGCTGAACTAGCAGCTAAGACCGTATACCTAAAATACAAATACCCTAGAGAGTTTTTTCTATCTGTTCTTGAGTCTTCTGAGTTTGACCCAGAACCTCTTGAAGTTGTTACTTCTGTGCATGAAGAGTTAGATTACTTCGGTATTAAATTATTACCTCCTAATTTATTTAAATCGAAAATGGATTTTTCAATTGAGGGTAATGATATTAGATATGGCCTTAATGGAATTAAAGGCATTTCTTCTAAATCCAAAGAGGGTCTTTTGTCTTTCAAGGGGTCAGACGGGTTCCAAAGTAAGTATGATGTATTTGCTGCTGCTAAAAATTGTGGCATTAACATTTCAGTGCTAGCAGCTTTGATCCAAGCTGGAGCTATGGATGAGTCTACATACAAAAGAGGCAGGTTAGTTTTAGAGGCTCAAGCTTTCAATATATTGACAGACAGAGAGAAGAGAAATTTTAATCTATTTAAAGAGAGGTTTGGCGATGATATTTTAAAAGCGATATCGGAAGTGATTAAGGTCAACGCTGTTGCTGATGATGGTCGCCCAATAATGAAAGAGTCTAGATTTAACACTTTCAAAAAGAACTTCAAGAACTACAAGGAGATGTTTGATAAAAACAAGCCATTCCAGAAGTTTTGTAATTGGTGGTACGAGAATACCTTGCTAGGCTATAGTTATTCTTTTGATTTGAAAGACTGCTTCGAAGATGAATTTGGCTCCATGAGTTGTTTGAGAGACATAGAGGAAATATCAGAAAGAACAACCTTTAAAGTGGCTTGCCAAGTAAAAGATTTTTTTACGAAAGTTTCTCAAAGTGGTAATAAGTATATGATGATTAGGGGGTCTGATAATACAGGCTCCGCTAATTTCCTGATGATGGACAACTCTAGGGGAGACACTCTTTCTGACTTTCTCTCAGAATACAAAATATCGAAAGACTGCATTTTAATCTTGAATGCCAGCAAAGGTCGTGGTAGTAGTTTTGTGAACTCAGCCAGAGTTATAGATACTAAGATCATGATGAAACTTAGGGATCTTAATAAAAAATGAACGACTTACCATTTACTCCTCAATTAACCTGTATCCTTAATGATGCTCAAGATTTGAATGAATTCCTTGGAAGGAATAAGGTTGATATAGATGTTTTTTTTCACGCATTCATTAATGACTTAAGTTTATCTTGCGAAAAATTTTTTGAACAATTCTTTTGTAGGGATGCTTTGCTTCTGGCTTCTAAAAAAATTATTGATAAAAAGAAGCCCAACAAAGTTGTTTGTAGGAAATATTCTACTAAATTGAATAAGCTTATTAATGAATGTAAGTTTATACAGCGGGAGTTATTTGAATTAGATTATGTCAGCACAGAAGCGATACTTCTTTGTTTCTTAAGCGAAGGGTTTACTCCAAAGGCTTTTGCTGGGATTCTTGACAAAGATGACAGGGATAAAATGGTTGAATCTATAACTCGTTTTATAAGAGACGAAGAAGAAGTTAAACCAGAATTAGAACATTCCTTACCTGATGACATTTCTTTTGACATGGTTGGGAAATGGATTGGGATGTTTGATGAAAACCCAACTCTTGATCAGTTCGCAGAAAATTTAAATTTAAAAGCTTCCCGCCAAGAGTTTGATAAAATAGTAGACTTTGATGACAAAATCTCAGAGATAGCCACGATCCTATGTAGAAAGAAAAAGCCCAATGCGATTTTAGTGGGGCCAGCAGGGACAGGCAAGACATCTTTGATTGAGGGCTTGGCATCTCAAATTGTAAACGGAGAAGCTCCAGAACTTATTGCTAATAAAGTTATCTATTCTCTTAGCTTATCTAGTATGGTTGCAGGAACACAGTATCGTGGTCAGTTCGAAGAAAGGTTAGAAAAGTTTGTAGATGAAGTTAAGAGGTATGAAAACATTATTTTGTTTATTGATGAAGTCCATACTCTTGTCGGAGCAGGAGGAACTACAGAAAATTCTCTAGAAGCTTCAAATATACTTAAGCCAGAGCTTGCTCGTGGTACGATTAGTTGTATAGGAGCTACTACAATTAATGAGTATACAAACACGATCAAAAAAGATTCTGCTTTAGATCGTCGCTTCGAAAGGGTTATTATTAAGGAGCCTTCTAAGTTTCAGATGAAGGAGATTCTACCTACTATAACTTCTTACTACGAAGACTTTCATACGGTGAAGTACACTGAAAATTTTGTTGATCATGTTATTGATTTTTGTGAGAAGTATCTGCCCAACAAATTCTATCCAGATAAGGCAATTGATGTGGTTGATCATTGTGGAGCGCAAGCTAAAGTTTCTCACTGGGGTAATGATAGCTCGTTCAAAGAATTACAACAAGAAATAAAAGATAGCGATATAGATTTAACCTCGACCGAATCGGTATTGTCGTTTGTAACAGAAAAATTATCAGGCTGGTCTGACGACAAGGATTCCGAAACTCCAGATGTCACAATGAAGCATCTTAAAGACTTCTTCTCAAAGAAAGAAAACCCTCTTAGGAAGACAAAAAATTTATCTGACCTCTCCGTGAGCTTGAAGAAAAAGTTTATAGGTAATGACAAGATTATTGATTCTCTTATTGAATCTATCTCTCTATCTAATTACGGGATGCATAAAAAGGGTGCAGCTCCTAGTATTTATTGCATTACTGGGGTTGAGTCTAGCGGGAAAAGTTTTTTCTGCTCAACTTTGAAGGACTCTCTTGAGAAAAGCGGGGTAAATGTGCTAAACTATAGCGGTGTTCATTTTTCTGACGAGTTTGCTAAGTTTAAGATCTTGCCAGAGGTTATGAACAATACTTCTCTATGTGAGAAGGTCAACATCCATCCTAATAGTGTTATTATTATTGATGATTTCCATAAACTACACCCTTCCGTAAAGAGTATTTTTGCTCAAATATTAAAAGATGGCAAGCTCCAGATGTCAAATGGTGACCTAGCAGACTTCTCTAACGCCAAAATATTTGTGACAAGCGGGGTAGAGAATATAGCATCAATGGGGTTCAATTCTAAAGAGGACTCTCCAACCTCATCTATTTTTAAAGAATTATTATCCCTATTTGATTGCAACTTAGTGTTGAATGAGGTTCGCAAAAAAGATATTTTTAGAATCCTATACCACAAGATACAGAAGATTAATGAGGATTTGAGGCTGAGTGATATAGAGGTCGTTTTTACACTGAGTTTTCTAAAAAAATTCGCTCGTTCTTCAAAAAATTTGGTGGACTTTCAAGATCGTTTTGACAACCAGATTAATAAATTTATATGCCAAGAGTTGACGAAAAACAACTCAAAGATAAATTTAGCCGAAATGAGTTTTCTTAGTTGATAAAAATCTGTTTACCCTTACAATAATGCGATTATGAAATTAAATCGGAAGCAGAAAACTGCACTTAATGTTATTCGCGGAACTCGTGGTCGTTTCTTTGGTCTTCACACTTCTCAGGGTGAGACTTTGAATGCTCAATTTCGTGGTGAGACTGATAGTTATATTCAAGTATTTGACCGAAATAATGGTCTTCTTCGTCGTTTCGCGAAGACAAGTCTTGACAAAGTATCATTTGGTAAGTAATGAGTGGTTCTACCTCAAGGTATTTGAGAAACTTGATTTCATTTCAAGCAGACCCAATCATGAAAAGAGTTTACAAGCGTCTTAAAAAACGCTATACTAAACTTCCTCACAATAAAAAGCACTTAATTAAATCTTATATTAATTTATGAACGAAAATAATACATCCAGCGAATGGTCAGAGCGTGAAATCGGAGCCTTATGGCGTAAAGGTGGTGAAAAGCCCTTTTATTCTGGCAACCTCACAATCGGAGACGAAAAAGTTGAAATCGTAATCTTTAAGAACAAATTTAAAGAGAAGGATACTCAGCCAGATCTTCGGATTTACAAGAGCAAAGCTTTGCAGAAGTAATGGCTCCAGAACAAGAGCAAGAGCTTCACGAAGCCCTTGTGAATCATATTACAAGCAACTTAACTTTCGCAGAGTTAATAGATATAATCTCCACTTTGGTTAAAGAAGAGGTTGATCGTAAACTTGAAAATATGAGTGAAGAAGAAAAACTTCAAAGTTATAGTGAAGTTTTTGAAAAAGAAGTGTAACATCACTTGATGGAATACGATTTTTCTAAAGAAGCTAAAGAATTTCTTGAGTCTCAAGCTGCCAAGAGATCTGGGCCTAAAAGTGGAGCGCAAACTCCAGCGAAGCCTAGTGAACAAAAAAAAGGTTCTAGTAAGAACAAAAAAGGTAGTGCGGGTAAGGATGGAAAGAAAATAACCTTCTCAGAAAAAGTTGTTACTGCTCTAAAAAACAAAGTTAAGGAGCATAACGAGAAACATTCCAAAAAAGTTTCGCTTACACAACTTAAAAAAGTATACCGCAGAGGTGCGGGGGCATTTAGCTCTAGTCATCGCGTTGGAAAGACCAGAGGTCAGTGGGCGATGGCTAGGGTGAACATGTTTTTAAAAATGGTGCGTGGAGGAAAAGTTAAAAAGTCTTACCGTGCAGCAGATCAAGATATCGCTAGGGGTTCTGAGGATTATTATATAGAAGACCCGACAAACGCTTTTACTGATTTCGACGAGCTTGATTTTGCTTATGCTCGCTTTGATCTTCAAAGAGTTGAGGCGGTAGAAGAATCTAATCAAGATATTGAGGATCTTGAATATACGGAGGCAGAGAAAAAAACTTTAAACAAGCCCTTTCGCCTAAAAGGTGGCAAAAAGAAGTTCGGAGTTTATGTCAAAAACCCCCAAACTGGTAATGTCATCATGGTTAAATTTGGTGATCCTAACATGGAGATCAAGCGTGATGACCCAGATCGTCGCAGAAATTTTCGCGCTCGTCATAAGTGTGATTCAGCTAAAGACAAAACTACTCCCCGCTACTGGAGTTGTAAATTTTGGTCTAAAAAGCCTGTTAGTTCAATGGCTTCTGAAGAAGTTGTCGCTTGGGACGATAACGAAGAATTTTCTCAGTGGTGCTGGGACGATGAGTCTTTCGCAGAGCATCAAGATTTGTTGAATGGACATCCATTCTTAGAATCAGTAAAAGAAATTGTAGAAGACGAAGGCGAACTTTAATATAATACCTTTGTGAAAAGGGTATTAGTTACTGGTAGCGAAGGTTTTATTGGCAAAAACCTCTGTCCTTATCTTGAGAAAAGAGGAATAGAGGTAGTTCCTTACGATATTAAGTTCGGGAGTAATCTGCCTCCCTTGAATGGCATTGATGCGGTCATCCACCTTGGAGCTAATTCAAGCACCACAGAAACTGATTTAAAAAAGATATTAAATGAGAATTTTATATTCTCTGGCACACTTTATCAATTGTGCGCGAATATGGATATTAAATTCCAATACGCGAGTAGTGCTTCAGTTTATGGCGTTTCAGATTCTTTTAGAGAAGACCAATTCTGCGTTCCTCTAAGTCCTTATGCGTATAGTAAATATATGTTTGACAATTGGCTTTTGAATGAGCAACATCCATATCAAGGGTTCAGGTATTTTAATGTTTATGGGCCTCATGAAGAACACAAAGGGGATCAAGCTAGCCCCATCACTAAATTTATCAAGCAAGTTCAAGAAGATGGAGAGATCAAAGTATTTAGGGGAAAAGCAAGTAGAGACTTTATCCATGTGGAAGATGTTTGTGAGGTGCATTATAGGATGCTTCATCATGATAATTCTGGTATCTTCAATGTTGGTACTGGCAATTCCATATCTTTTAAGGCTATTGCTGATAAAATGGCAGAAAACTCTGGGGCAAAAGTTAAACAGATCGCGATGCCAGAAAAATTAAAAGGCCAATATCAAAAATTTACTCAAGCAGATATTACAAAGCTTACATCTGTGATTGGAGAGATGGAGTGGAAACAAGTTTTGGAGTGTATATAGAATAAGAATAATGTCTTTAATTAAAACTCTAGCTAAAAGCCTACAACTTTATCTTGAATTAAGGAATAGATTGGCTTTTTTTGAAATAAAAAATCAACATAGAAACATAAAAAATGAACTCATTAAAGAAATTGAAGAATTACGGGCTGCTGGCGATAGTAACTCCTCTGATCGCGCTGACCTCTTGCGGAAGCGTCTCAAATCCGAAAACGACGACTTTGAACATATATCAACCGTCTTCATTAAAGCTCAAGGCGGGTCAACCGATTCAAACTGAAGAGGGAGTTTACACCCCCCAGACAGATGAGATTTGGCATTCAGATGCTCGCTTTAGGAAGCTAGAGAGAGAGCTTTTTGATTAATTAAATCTACTCCTTCGTCTTAAAAGTAAAATTATAGGCAAGGCACTTAGCAGGACTGAGTGAGTTTCTGGGATAGCGGTAGCAGTAGTACCACTAAAGATTAAAATAGAGGGGTCTTCTGAAAAAGATACTCCGTTCACTAAAATATCATCTCCTTGCTCTGCGAATTCTCCTATTGAGTCCAAAGTAAGTTTAGCATTCTGAGATAAATTAACAACAGATCTTTCTGCTAGACTGTTGATGGCATCTCCACTACCCCTTAATGTTAACGAACTAGTTGAGTCTACATTTATTTCAAGACCTAACGAGGAAAACATAGCGTCCATAACAGACTCTTGAGTTAGATTTACAGTGGAAAACGTATCATCCTCATCATTTACTCCAGAAAACCCGTTGGCGTTTTCGAATATAAAAGTGCTAGAGATTAAAGTCACAGAAAAACCATCTCCAATTTCAATATTTGAATAAGATGCACTGCCCTCCATAATGTAAGCGTCGGCTATGATTAAATCATTAATTGTAGGGGAGTTTGGGTCAATTTCTTGTAATTCAGATTCAGAAAAATCCCAATTTTCAGAGTTATAAAAATCAAATACGTTTTCTCCCTCTGCATTCCATGCAATGGTGGTCGCGTGAGCTATAGAAGCAATTGATAGTAATGTGATGATTATTTTTTTCATTTTTTAATTCTTTTTAGTAGGTAGTTTTTAAATTTTGATAATGGTCCAGTAATTTTTCCAAGTAGTCTCCCCAATTTGCTGTTTTCTGGTATGACACAAGAAAGTGTTCCGACGAGACCTACAACTGAGACCACAAACTCAGGCATTGATGACATGTAAGGGGCTAAAATCCTGTCGAATATTTCTTGCATAATCTTATTTTAATTACAAGTCCGTTACTTTAGGGACGGGAGTTACAGGAGTGTCTTTCTCTAATTCATCATCCTCTATTTTTAGAATACCCTTCTCGTCCATTTCGATTCTTGCTTTTGAGGCTTCTTCTGCTCGCTTACTCCGCTCTTCTTCGGAAAGACCCTCTTTTTCTTCCGCTCCCTCATCTTTTGTTGGACCCGTCCCTTCAACATCCCCATAGCCCTCTTCAGCATATTTTCTAACGCCATCAAAGGTTGATATGCCCATGACTGATTCAGTGAAGCCGTTTACTGTAGAAAAGACTCCATATTCTTGTTCTGTCACAACTGCGATTTCTATACCTTCTGCTTTGGCGGTTTTAGCTTGAAAGTAGGCTCCACTTCCAATAGACATGACTCCAGCAGTTCCAATTGTCGCGATTTTTTTACCAGCTTCTTGGAAAAATGTCGCTGTTGCAGCAGTTAAAGTTGGAGTCGCTGCTGCTGCTGCGGTTTGAGTTGTAGCAGCCATAACTCCTGCTCCAGCTACAGTCTTTGTAGCTTTTTTAATTAATTCTTTATTTTCTTCAGCTATTTCCGATAACTTTTCTAAAGTCGAAGTTTCTTGAGATTCTGCTTTAATATCTGAATCTTTTTTTTCTTCTTTTTTCTCATCCTCTTCTTCAGGAGTGTTTTCAACCTCCTCTTCAATCTCTTCCTCAACTTCACTACCACACTCTTCGCAAACACACTTCTGGCTCTCCAAGTGTTTTATTCTTTGCAATAAAGCCCAAGCAGACTCTCTGGCATGCCTATCTAAGTCAGATATGATTTCACTATCTTGCGGATTGCAATATTTTATTGCAAAATTTTCTGCTTCGTCAAGATCTTTATCATCCAGTGCCATCACTTATTCATACACAAAAACATTTTTTTGGTGTAATGTAATTTACATGGATTTTAAAAATCTGATTAGGGAGTTTCTAGATGGTGGCTGGGTGATCCCTGTTATTGGAGCATCTGGTATGATTGCTCGTATGCTCACATATAAAGGGAATGTTTCTATAAAATGTTTTTTAAGGAACGTCGTCGCTGCTGCCATATTATCTGGCATTCTATGGTTTGTCTTGCAGGATGCGCCTATAAGTGATTTTATTAAGGCTATTTCTTATGGTGTTGTTGGGGTAGTAGCTCCAGAGATAATTAATGGGGTAATTGCTTTGGCCAAAAAGTTTGAGAAGAATCCTGATAAATTCTTAAAAAAATAGTAAATTAGTGTAACATAAAACAATGGCTGGGACAAAATATGATATCGTTATTGAGCAAGGGGCTTGTCTTGACATCCCTCTAACCTTGACGGATGACTCTAATTCAGCCTACGATTTAAGAACGGATCAGGTTTATTTAACTGGAGTTATTTATCGTGATTATGATCAAGCGGTTCAAGCTACCTTTACTTATTCGGAAACTGACGCTGCTAATGGTGCTGCGAAAATGTCTCTAAATAGTGCTGACACTCAAGCTATGGAACCAGCTTATAGTTCCTATGATATATTTTTAATCAAAACTGATGGTTGTGTTGATAGGTTGTTATACGGAACGGCGACTATTAGCGGAACCGCCGTTCCTCTTCCATGAGCATTAATGTAACAGTTACAGAAACTCCGAATGTAGACTTGTCGATATCTTCTTCGACAGGGTTGAATGTAGGTGTTGGTGGTACATCTCACAATTCACTTGTGGGTATCCAAGGTGGGAGTACAGGGGAATATTATCACTTAACATTAGATCAGTATAATCAAATAGGAGGCAACCCAGATGCCTTTGTAAATATCACAGGAGAGGAAACTATATCTGGAGTAAAGACCTTTGCTTCTGGTTTAATTATTTCAGCAGATAACGAGGCAATCAATGTTACTGGGGATTTAATTGACGGTAATAAAAAATTGTTTATTGATGCTGAATCTTTAATTGTTGGAGATTCGAATGATGTCAACTCTCTTTATTCTGCTATCTTGCTTGGTAGCGGTAATAGTATTTTTGGGGATTATGATGTCATTGTCGCTGGTGTTGATAACCAGATATCTGGGAGTGATTCAACGTACAGGTCTGATTTTAATTTTTTAGGAGCTGGTTCAGGTAATTTAATATCCAAATCTTCTCATTCTAGTGTTGTTGGAGGTTTAGAAAACAAGCTCCGATCAGATTCTAGAAACAGTTTTATTGGAGGAGGCAAGAATAACACTTTATCTTCTTCTAGAAACAGTGTTATAGGTGGAGGTATTAACAATTATATTGATAGTGCGGAGTCGGTACAAATTTTCGGATCATATGTCACAGGCACAACGCCTTACGATGGTTATATTTATCTGGCAGACAATCAAAATAGGAGAAAAGAGCCTCATGGGAATGATACTTTATTTATTGATTTTGAGGGAGGAGTAGAAGTCAAGACAGGGAGCTTTGCTGTTCAGGAAAATATTACAATGGGAGGAGAGACGGTTGCAACTAGAGCTTGGGTTCAATCTCAAGAAACTAGCCAAAGGTTTGATACAGCTTTGCCTTCTGGGATAGATGAGACAGGAATAGAATTTGGTAGTGCATTTTCTTCTGCGCCAATGGTTCAGTGTGAACTCCAATTACCAAATGGTGGTGAGAGAACTTACTTTTTAGCAGTAAGAGACATAACTACGACTGGATTTTTTGTTGAACTTTCTGATAATATAGGGACAGGCTATACACTACAAACTAGAGCAATACCAAATACATAATGGCATTAGAAGTAAAATTAAAAAATTTAGTTGTAGAGACTCTTAACTCTGAGAATGTCTCAAAGGCTATTTTTGGCGGTGGTTCTGAGAATCCAAATGTTAACTCTCAGCAGAGTCAGTTTATTATTTCTAATGGCTTTTTCTCTACCGCAGGTGATGCCCAGACCTGTTTGTTTTTGCTTCGTGGTAGCTCCACAGATGATTCTCAAACTGAGTTATTTTTAGATGGTTCTAGTGCTAGATTCATCTTAGAAGACGATACTTCTTACTTTTTTAGTTGTCAGTTTATAGCTAGAGCTGAAAATGGGGACAGTGCTGTTATGCATGTTAATGGCGGGGCAAGGAGAGGATCTAGTGCAAACTCTGTAGAAATATTGGGAGAACCCCATAATCATATTATTCACGATGGGATAGGTGTTGGAGATGTTCAGTTTTCGGTAAGTCCTTCCAATGGTTCTTTAAAATTTTTTGCGACAGGGAAATCTGATACAAATATTCGATGGTTAGGTAAAATTGATTTAACTCAATTGAAATATTAATTTTCTGATTCTCCCTTTGTTGTGTAACTAGATTTAACTAGTTACTAATCATGTCGAATATAATTTATAAAGGCGCACTTGTAGGCACTCAGGTAGATTTCCAAACAGGAAACCTGACGGACATATCAACCTTCACTGGAGATGTAAGGGGGGCAGCAATACAAGACTCCATTACAAATGGCGTTACAGATCGTGGAGCTTCTCAAGACGCAATTCATGCGATGTCTGGGGTTTTAGCAACTCAGGCAAATCATCCAGATATAACTCCGGGTTCTGACATTGCAGTTACAGCAAATGCAAGTGGTTCTGTTCTAAATAATATCACTGTAGACCTTGATGCAGATGGTCACGTTGTTGCAACAGCTGTTAGTTCTATAGATTTAGATACTATTTATTATCCTAAAACAGATGTTAATTCTATTTCTGGAGCTTTAAGGACAGACATTGGTACTAACGATACTGAATTAGCAACCTTAAGGACTGCTACTGGTGTTTTATATACTAATATTACTGGTAATGATGCTGAACTTTCAACTTTAAGGACTGCTACTGGTTATTTGGAAAATCAGATTGACGATCTTCAAGCTGTTTCAGGTGTTCCTACTTTCGATGCTGTTACTGACGTTAATGCTGTTACAAGCAATGATATTACTGTTGGTGATATTCGTGTTGGTGGCGGTAGTATTACAGGTCCAGCTACAATCACGATTGATCCAGACGCTGCTGGTGCATCAGGTAAGGTTATTATCGCTGGAGACCTTCAGGTTGATGGCACAACAACAACGATTAATTCTACAAGTGTCCAGATTGATGATCTTAGCTTAGTTCTTGGTACTGGTGCGCCTAATGCAGCTTCTGCTGATGGTGGAGGTATTATCATTGATGGAACTGGAGCTGCTAACATTGCTGAATTTACTTTTGATGGTACAAACAATCGTTGGAAAACTAATAGCATAGACATTGCTGCTGATATTGTTGGTAATGCTTCGACAGCTTCAAAATGGTCTGCTGCTACGACTCTTTCTTTGGCTGGTGATTTGAGTGGTTCTGTCGCATTTGATGGATCTGATACGACTGAGACCCTGACTGCGACAATTGCAAATGGAGCTGTTGAAAATAACATGTTGGCAGGTTCTATTGCTAACTCAAAGCTTTCCAATAGTACTATTTCTTTGGGTGGCGTGAGTGTTGCTTTAGGAGGTGCAGATGCCGATCCAGCTTTCAATCTTGAACATGCGACGAATTA